TTGGAACTCACGGTTTTTAGATCAGTTATTTCAATTTCCAGACCACTAACCCACGATGACTTGGTCGATGCAGTTGCATATATTGACCAACTAGCTAATATCCCTTACGGAATTGGGGACATTGAATTTGATGAGCCAGAAATTCTGGACGCTATAGCAGGATACTAAAATGGAAATTGATACCCTAATTAGTGAGCAGTCTTTAGAAAGCTGGGTAATGACCAAGTGTGAAGACTGGCGTGATTTTTATGAGTCAAACTACGAAGACACGTTTGATGAATACTATAGACTCTGGAGGGGCATCTGGGATCCAGCAGACTCCGAAAGGAAGTCAGAGCGTTCACGAATCATATCCCCCGCTTTACAGCAGGCTGTTGAGTCTAACGTCGCTGAATTAGAAGAGGCGACCTTTGGACGGGGTAAGTGGTTTGATATATCGGATAACCTCGGCGATCAGGATCGAGGGGATATCCAGTATTTACGGAAAAAGTTATCGGAAGACTTTGAAGAAACAATGATCCGTAAAGCGGTAGCTGAGTGTTTAATTAACTCTGCTGTCTTTGGTACGGGCATTGGTGAAATCGTTATTGAAGAAAAGAAAGACATGAAACCTGCCACCCAACCCATTATGGATGGGCAGATGCAAGCGGTGGGTGTAACGATTGAAGACCGAGTGGTCGTTAAGTTAAAGCCAGTACTTCCTCAGAACTTCTTAATCGACCCTGTAGCGACGACAGTCGAAGACGCACTAGGGGTAGCAATTGATGAGTTTGTTTCTCTCCATCATGTAGAGATCCTTCAGGAGCAAGGTGTCTACCGAGATGAGTATATCGGTAATGCCCCAACGGATACGGACCTTGAGCCAGACCAAGAGCTAACCGTGTACAGTGAGGACAAGGTCCGCCTTACTAAATACTACGGCCTTGTCCCTCGGGAAATGCTTGAAGAAGCTGCCGATATAGACATAGAGGAAAAGTCATCCTATGTCGAAGCAATAGTTGTTATTGCTAACGGTGGTGTTCTATTAAAGGCGGAAGTTAATCCCTACATGATGAAGGACCGCCCTGTCGTAGCATTCTCATGGGATGTAGTGCCTGGTCGCTTCTGGGGCCGTGGCGTATGTGAGAAGGGCTATAACAGTCAAAAGGCATTGGATACGGAGATGAGAGCACGAATAGACGCTCTCTCATTAACGATTCACCCAATGCTCGCTATCGATGCGACGCGATTACCAAGAGGCTCGCGACCTGAGATTAGACCAGGAAAAATGATCCTTACTAACGGTGATCCCCGAGAAGTCTTACAGCCCTTTAACTTTGGTCAGGTTGGTCAGATTACATTTGCCCAATCCGCTGCATTACAACAGATGGTCCAACAGGCCACTGGAGCAGTGGATAGCGCAGGACTGGCTGGATCTGTTAACGGCGAGGCAACTGCCGCCGGTATTTCTATGTCACTAGGTGCAATAATTAAGCGGCATAAGCGCACCCTAATTAACTTCCAGCAATCTTTCTTACTACCTTTCGTTAAGAAGGCTGCATGGCGTTATATGCAGTTTGATCCAGATCACTACCCCGTATCGGACTATAAGTTTACAGCTACCTCTACTCTCGGGATTATCGCTAGGGAATATGAAGTTACTCAAATGGTTCAGCTTCTCCAGACCATGAAGCAGGACAGCCCTCTATACCCCGTATTGATTCAATCCATTATTGACAACATGAACTTGTCAAACCGTGATGAATTGATCCAGCTCTTACAAAAAGCGTCACAACCTAACCCTGAAGCACAACAGGCTCAGATGGCAGCACAGCAGGCACAGCTTGCATTCCAAGAAAGCCAGACTGCTGCGTTATCTGCTCAGGCGTCTGAGTCTCAAGCTAGGGCGCAAAAGATTCAAGTCGAAACTCAGTTAGCTCCTATGGAATTAGAGATTGATCGGATTAACGCGATTACTCGTAATCTAAGGCCAGGAGAAGAAGATGACAAAGAATTTGAGCGTAGGCTCAAAGTGGCTGAAATGGCCTTAAAAGAGAAAAACTTAAATTTAAAGCAGAAGGGAGCAACTGCCAATGCTAATGACACAACAAGACGTCCGGAAACTCCAAATCTTAATGGAGGAATACTTCAGCGAGCGATTCCGCCTGCTAGAGAAGAAAGTCAAAATGCTGGAGGTTTCAATCAATGAGCAAAAAGAAAGATCCGAGGCTGGAACGAGCGGGCGTAAGCGGGTACAACAAACCGAAAAGAACGCCGAATCATCCGACTAAAAGTCATGTAGTTGTTGCTAAGGATGGCGACAAGATTAAAACCATTCGCTTTGGTCAGCAGGGTGTGAAGGGTGCGGGAAAGAATCCTACCTCAGAAAAAGACAAGGCTAGGAAGAAAAGCTATTACGCCCGACACAATGCTCAAGACTCAAATCCAAGCAAGCTATCTGCGCGATATTGGTCGCATAAGGTGAAGTGGTAATGGCTAAGTCCCCAACCCCAACAAACAAAGCTTTATATGCTCGTGTCAAAGCGGAAGCTAAGAAAAAATTTAAATCTTGGCCTTCTGCTTACGGCTCTGCTTGGTTAACCAAGGAGTATAAAAAGCGAGGCGGTAAGTACGGTGGCTAAAACTGGCTTAAAGAAATGGTTTGATGAAGAGTGGATAGATTTAAAGACCGGAAAAAAATGTGGTCGAAAATCAGCCAAAAATTCAAAAAGACCATACCCATCTTGCCGACCAAAAAAAGTTGCTGAAAAAATGACGGCAGCAGAAAAGGCCAGGTCTAAAGCAAAAAAGACTGGGCCTAAACAAATTAAGCACGATGTAACTGCATCGGGCAAACGAAGAAAAACTAGGAGCAAGTAATATGAAAATATGTTCAGGCTGCCCAACACCAGCAAAATGCAAAAAAGCTGGCAGGTGCCTTGGTAAAGCCAAGACAAAAGCTAAAGCAAAGCCAAAGATGAAAAGTTATAAGTAGTCTTGACCTTATGACAAAAAGAGAGTATTTATGCCACAATTAACAAAAGAGCTTGAACTGTATTACGAAAACTATCTCGACCTGTTTCGTTCAGAAGGATGGAAACAGTTAATCGAGGAGTTAAAGCAGAATGCCACTGCCGTAAATTCAGTTGAGGCTACGAAAGACAGCAATGATATGTACTTTCGTAAGGGACAATTAAACGTATTGGCTCATTTGATTAATCTAGAGTCGATTATTTTAAACGCTTACGAAGAGTTAGAAGATGATCAAAGTATTTGATTACAAATGCGATAACGGTCATCTGTTTGAAAAGTTTGTAGAAGGTGACGCAGCAGTAAGGTGCAGCTGCGGTGCCAATGCTACAAGGGTCGTCTCAGCGACCAAGTGCGTACTCGATGGGTCTTCTGGGGATTTCCCTGGGCAACACATGAAATGGGTGCGAGAACACGAGAGAGCTGGACGTAAGTTAAATCTCCATAACCAATAGGCGGGGAAGTTTATAATGTCGAGAGCGCAAATTCTTGATGAGCGTGAAGAGGAAGTTCTTGAGTCTCAAGAGCCAGAACAAGCTCAAGAGGTAGCTGAAGAGCAGCCATCAATACCAGAGAAGTATCGGGGTAAATCGTTAGAAGACCTTGTGCAAATGCACCAAGAAGCTGAAAAGCTGGTTGGTCGTCAGGGTGATGAGGTTGGTGAACTCCGTAAGGTAGTTGATGAATATATCCGCACACAACTCCAAGAAGGCCAAGCACCTAAACAACAGCAAGAACCAGACGAAGAAGTTGATTTCTTTGTTGATCCAAAGAAAGCGGTAAGCAAGGCTATCGAGAACCACCCGAAAATTCGGGAGGCCGAGGAATACAGCCAGCAGTATCGAAAACAGAATGCGCTTGCACAACTTCAGGCTAAACATCCTGACATGCAAAACATTCTAAAAGATGCAAAGTTTGCCGAATGGGTCAAAGCGTCAAAGGTTCGTACGCGGTTATTTGTAGAAGCTGACCAAGAGTATAACTACGAGTCTGCTGACGAGTTGTTTAGTTTATGGAAAGATCGCGCTGCGGTCGTTCAGCAAACTAATAACGTAGAACAGCAAGCACGTAAGCAATCTCTGAAAGCAGCTAGTACAGGTAATGCTCGTGGAACTGGAGAGGCGGCAAGGAAAAAGATTTATCGTCGTGCTGATATTATTAAACTTATGAAAACAGATCCCGAGCGTTATCAGTCCTTGTCAGATGAAATCTTTAAGGCGTACGCAGAGGGTCGAGTTAGATAGCCTAAAGGAGATTTACCATGGCTGGAGAAGACTCTGTAGCATATCCTGGAGCCAATGGCTTCGTAGATAAAACCGCAGCAGGAACCTTTATCCCAGAAATTTGGTCGGATGAAGTAATTGCTGAGTACCAAAAAAACCTAAAGATGTCGCCGCTCGTCAAGAAGATTTCAATGACTGGCAAGAAAGGCGATGTTATTCACATCCCCAAGCCTTTTCGTGGCTCAGCTTCTTCTAAGGGTGAGGCTACCGCAGTAACGATCCAGGCTAACCTTGAAGAAGAATTGACTGTAACTGTTGACCGTCACTTCGAATACTCTCGTTTCATCGAGGATATCGTAGAGACTCAGGCGCTTAACAGTCTTCGTCAGTTCTACACTTCTGATGCTGGTTACGCTCTTGCTCTTCAGGTTGATACTGATCTGCGAAATGCTGCTACTGGTTTTGGTGATGGTACTCGTACTCAGTCTCCTGCTGATGGCGCTGCTTGGCAAAACAGCAACAGCTATTACAGCAACGCTGCCTTAGGCCTTGCTTTGTATCAAGACGACACTGTTGCTTCTGGCGACAACTTTACTGACCTGGCTTTCCGCCAGTTAATTAAGTTGATGGATGACAATGATGTTCCAATGGAAGGTCGTTCGCTTGTTGTGCCTCCTGCTGCTCGCTCCACTATTATGGGGATTGACCGTTACGTATCTGCTGATTTTGTTGGTGGACGTGGCGTTGAGTCAGGACTGATTGGCAACTTGTATGGCGTAGATGTTTACGTTTCATCCAACTGCCCAGTCATGGAGACTGCTGCTCAAAACGCTGCCGCAGCACTTGCTGTACGTGGTTGCTTGTTCTTCCACAAGGATGCAATTGTTCACGCCGAGCAAATGGCTGTACGCTCTCAGACTCAGTATAAGCAAGAGTACCTGTCTACTCTTTATACTGCCGACACCCTTTACGGTGTTGAGGTTTACCGTCCTGAAGCTGGATTTATCCTAGCTATTGCTGACGAGTAAGCTATAAAGGTTTAGGGGGTTCCTTATAAAAACCCCCATTTAATTCTTTTAAAGGAGCAGACCATGCCCCTCCTCGCTCAAGACGCAAACGCCTCTTCTATTCAAGTATTACGTCACGGTGCCACTCAAGATGTAGCTTACAGTGCTACTGCTAGCTCTACTTCTGCTTTGACTGAAGGTGTTTATCGTGTTGTTGCATCTTCGGATTGCCACTTTAGTTTACTTGGAACAGCTACTACGACAGA